CAATTGCAACTGTATCTATGCCTGTTAAATCTAGATCAGTTAGTTGTGGAACTTCACACATTATTTTTCTTCCATTCGTTAAAGCCTTTAGCCCATTCGGTGAACTTCCGTTCTTTCGTTTGTCGTTTTGATTCTTTGTAAGATTCTTCTAATTCTTTTTTTTCTTTCTCCGCTTCTTCTAAAAAATCTTTAGGGTAATCTCTATCAATTGCCATTTGACAGTAGTGAATAGCTTTTTCCAAATCTTGCTTTTGTCCTTTCTGTTTGTGTCTGCACAAATATTTTATAGCGTTTCCTTCTGCGAAAGGCAAATTATTTTTGTTTATAAACTCTGAAGGTTGAATCTTCATCGATTGATAGTGGTCTCCACCTACTTGTTTTTTATATACGTTGCTCATATTATAACTACTAAATAAAGTTTGATGCCAAAATAAAATGTTATCATTGATAATAAAATCTCTTCACTTGTTAAGTCCATCATATTGATCTTTTCCCTAGTGTTGTTTTATATTTTCCTGGGCTTTTTGCTAAAGTCCAATAGTCAAAGACTCCTCTACTGTAGGCAGTGTATGCTAGTCTGCATTGAGTAAACCAATTTTTTTCTCTTCGTGTTAGAGTATGATCTACAATAACATTATCAAATGTTAGGCCCTTGACTTCATGAATGTTTCCATATTTAATTTGAATCTTTTTATCAAAATCAAACCCTTTTGATAAAACTTTTTTAATATAAAGTAATTTTTCTTTTGTAGTTTTAGAAGGAACCCTGACTAAATCAAAATCGTTATATTGTTTAGCGTCCTCTTTAAGAACTTTTTTTTGTATTAATTCATCAATTGTGTAATCTTTGTTAACCCACTCCTCAAAATTTAATACTTCTCCTTTTTTTAATTTAACTTTAACTTTACTTCCTGCATACTCACAGAAATGTTTTACCTGAGTACGGCTCATTGGTATACCTCTTATAAAATCGGGCCATAGATGATGAGCTCTTAGTTCTTTTTTAGATACATGAGCTGAATTTCTAACATGTGCATACTCTAATCCATGGGAATCAAAGAATTTTTTACAACGAGTGTCTCCTGGAGTTCCTCTATATGTAAATAAAAATGTTTGATTAGTATTTTTTATTTTATCTAATAAAATATCTAAATGGCTAGAACCTTCGAAGTTAGCTAAATAATAGCCGTTGCCTTTAATAACTTCCCCTATATGGCCCATATTATGCTTCTCAGTGTACCTAGCCGGTGTCCATACTCTATGAGACCCATAATGATTCCAAATATCTAAAATAATTTCTTTGCATTTTTTATTTATAGTTTCACTGCATCTTAATCCCTCTGTTAATTCATGATAAGGATTTGCTGCAAGTTCATGAAAATATCTTGCATCTGATCCCGCATATTCAAATAAGGTTTGATCCGCATCGCCCACTAAATAGTAATGGCCTTCTTTTACATTGGTGGCCATTTTTTCAATAGCTTTGGTTTGAGGAACATTACTATCCTGACACTCATCTATAATGACTGCATCAATATCAGGTTCCCTAACATCTGGATGATTAAAATCTTCAATCATATCTGTGTAATCACATTTGTTATTATCTTTTTTGTATTTTTCATATATGGGAAGAAGCTCTTTAATTAATTCAATCCTATAAGGTCTATAAGAAAATTTATCGCATATTCTCCAGTACTCATCATAAGTCTTACCCCGTCCTTTAGCGTCTGATCTAAATTTATATAGAGTGTGTTTGTCAACATCTGTTGAAGAATCTCTACCAAATAATCTATTTTGTATAATTAAATTCTTATGATCTTCATATTCAAATTTGTCTTTATGTAATAATCTATTTTTACAATAGCTATGAATAGTACAAATTTTATACTTCATAGATTTTTTGGTAAAGCCTCTTTCTTTCATTATAGGTAATGCTAAAATTGCATCCTTAAGTTGGTCTGCTGCAACGTTTGTATGAGATAATATTATTATTTTATTAGGATCATATTTTGGTAGAAGAATTTTTTGGTAAAGTTCTTCAACAATATAAATGTGAGTTTTACCCGTACCTGGTGGACCTGCAATAAATCTAGGCTCTATCTTTTTCAAAATCTATTGCCTCCGTTCCTTCAGTGTATTCCCCTTCTAAAACTATATCTTCATTTTCAATGTCGGGGTTATCTATTCTCCAAGATACAAGAGATTTTTCCTTATAATGTCCACGTATCCTCTTCGCTTTTAATATATCTTGAATACTTAATACTAAATCAACTCTTTTTAAATTTACTTTTTGACTTTGTAAATAATCTTCAAATTTATTTAATTTAAATTCTAAATAATTGTCTACTTTATTAAACCAAGGTAAATCATAAGCAAATAATTCTTTTTTATCGGTAAAAGCTTTCTCTTGTTTAATGTAATTAGTAAAATGTTTTACGAAGACTAAATCCTCATTAGCTTCTTCTACGTAGTTTTTTGCTTTTGTTCTTGTTTCAAATTTCATTCTCATGACTGTTTCAAAATCATTAGTTTTCATCTTAGGAATCCAAACTTGCGCTTGTGTTACAACCGCATCATAAAATAATTTTTGATTCATGAGCGTTGGCCCATTCACTTTAATTGTTTTAGTAAAAGGTTCTCCTTCTAATTTACCTGTTACTTTTATTTTGTATCTGTCCTGACCATATTCAATGATGTCTCCGATAGATTCATCTGCAATTACTTTAACATCAGCTAAAGATTTGTCTTCTGCTCCAATCCAACTAAATAAATGTGCAATTGTTTTTACTGAACACTCAAGTATCTCAGCAAGTTTAGGCATTCCAAAATTTCTATTTGCCGCTCTACCTGTTGTGCCTTTAGACTTTCTACTTTCAGCTTCGTCATCATTGGCTGCTACTGCAATATTATAAATAAAATCATTAATTTCGTCATCCTTCCAGTTCGTTTGCTTAACTAACACCCCCGCTATAGCGGTACAGTATTCATCTCTTGCACCTTTGGGTGCATACAAAATACAAAGTGCTGTGGATAAGGCAATCTTTCTTAAGTCCTTATTTAAATCTCCTGAGTATTCCTTTATACTATTATAGTGTTCCCATTTTACATGTTCAGAATCTTTACTATGTAATGATCCAGGTACGATAGTGTAGTATTGGTGTCCACTTCTTATTTCGCAAAGTGTTGCTCCATGAGGAGCGTTTTCATAATATTTTATTAAATCTTTTGGTAAAGAAAAGGCTGCTTTTTCTAATTGACCTTTCCACCAATAATGACTTTTAGGATTACTTGGTCTACCTGATATAGCGTCACAAGTTATTATATATTTATCTACAAATCTTTTAGCAATTCTATTATCAATATCTAAATCAATTACTCCATCTAATCTTAATGCAATTTCGCAATCTGAATATTTCTGTTTCCATTCTTCTTTCGTTATTTTTAAATCTAGGCTTGACCATGATTTTATTTCAGGTGTACCGTGTTTACACGGAATGATTGTATGACCAAGATCATACCAGTCCTCATAAGTGGTCGGACCACCATTAATTTTTTTAACATCAATCATAATTTTAATGGGCGGATCCACTCTCGCTTCGCCGCCCACTCCCTAGGAACTATAAATTGATTGTTTTTTTAGTTGCTTCCTGATTTTCGGGTTTAACTTTTACTAAGCCTTTGCTGTTTTTTTCAGCAAACGTTTTAGCAATCGCATAAACACCTTTATCAGTAACCGGTCCCACTTTAGACACATCCCAACCAAACCATGTTCCTTTGTCATTCGACATTTGAACAGTTTTTAGATTATAAATGTGGCTATATGTTGGCGGTGTGAATAAGCCATTTTTACCTTGTAGCTTAAGACCCATCATGATTGAGTTCCATTTACGACTAATCTTTAATTGAGTAGCCTTCATAGATATCAATGCTGTGGATGGACTTTTACCCATAAGAATCACAAAGTGATTAGCAGTGTTTTCCAGATAATTACCGTTAGGTAATCTATCTTTCCAAGATTTATCACGAGTAGTTGTACTCACGATATCACTATCTGCACTATGGATTGCTACAGGAGCATTTCCAGACTGACCTCTGTCTTGCCATTCGACATACTGTCTTTCATAATGGACAGGTATAATATTTATACCTTTAGCTCCATCATAAAGCTCTTTGGTCACGCTGTTTACAATCATTCCAGGTTCTGCACCGCTAATAAACTTAGCATTTTGTTTATTAACCTCTGGAGATAATTGTCCTAAAACTTTCAGAAATGGTAACGCAAGATCTTCCTGCGTCATATTCTGAGAGCCCGCATTTGCATCAGCTTCGAATAGATTCGTAGACAATGCGCCTGCTTCTTCTTTTACTTGTACTTGGTTCATGGTTATTGTTTCCTTTTTATTATTGTTTTATTTCCAACGAATACGTTGAAAAGCTCGGTCGGCAGTTCCTTACCCGCCTCAATACGCTCCCGAACTAGCGCTTTAAGAGTCATGGGCTCAACCTTCAACTTTTGTGTCGGCTGAAACCCACGCTCTTGTGCAAGAGCAGCATAATCAGCTGCCTTGTTATCTTCGTTGCGACCAAAAGACACGAGTATCTCGTTTTTGATTATATCTCCTAGTCCATTGTTACGAAGCCAGTTAAACGCCGCTTCTCTATTTGCTATAGTGATGTTGGCGCTATAATTTGGTTTAACATCTACAGAAGATCCATCCATAAGTTTTAAATGGGACAAACCCATTTCAGACATCATAGTTGGAATTACTTCTCCTGATAAATGTTCATGATTTTTTTTCTTTTGTTTTAAATCTTTTTCAGTTTTTTCTATATCTTCATTAAGAATTTCTAATCGTTCAACTTGATCAGCTAACGATCGAATATTTTCTGTTTTAGTTATGACCTTTGCTTGGTCCTCTTCGAAGTCTATGTTACTCATCTATCTTTCCTCTTTCATATAAGTTAATTGTAATAGGATAATATTTTCTTTCTTGTTTATCCCACTTTAGTAAATTGTATTTACCATTAGTCATGTCAGAAACTATAGAACACGCTACACCAATAATTGCAGGATCTCCAGTTAATAATAAATAATCCTCCGTCGTAAAATCTTTTAAAGTTTTTCTAAGTTTAAAGATTAATGGACCAGGAGAAAATATTATTTGTGAAAGTTCCGGTAATAAAAAAACAAACTCACCATATTCTGATGCGCCCATAATATTTATTTTAGGTCTGCCTTCGGCAGTACCAGCAATTTCTTGAATGACGTAAACTTTATTTTCTTTCATATTTTATATATAGTATCTTTTAGAAAATTTAGCAAGGACTTTTTATTTTTACATATATTATTCCATTTTTCTAACTCATTTTTTCTAACTTGAAGGGTGTGTCTAAATTGTGGCGATATTTCTTTATCTATCTGTCCTGTTCCTAAATAATTCATACCCGTGCTTATATAATGAGTTCCAGCGTCAGATTTAAAAAAATTAAACCTCTCCATATAGCAGCTGATGTTTGCCTTTAATTCGATATCAATTAAACGATTTGTATAGAAAGACTTGTTACTAATATCTTGCCAATAAGGTGTATCTGTTCTTTTTGATAAAGCATAATGAAGTACTACAAACTCCGTAAATTGATCAAAAAATGTTTTACAAGAAAGATTGAAGTTATCTCTATCCCATTGAGTAATTTTTCCTCTTTTTAAGACATGAATTAAATTGAATAAAAATTCATGCACACTTAAAAGTCCATTCGATTCTAAGGGTTCAATAAAACCTGCCGCTAATCCAATAGCACATACATTTTTTACAAATAGTCTTTCGTAAATCCCCACTTTCATTTTAATATTATTAAAGGTAGATCCAGTATAGTCTGATCCTTTTTTATTTAAGTGTTTTTTAAATTCAATTAAAGCTTTTTCATCAGATATATATTTATCGGAATAAACATAACCGGTACCAATTTTATCCCAAGTAGGAATATTCCAAACCCATCCATTTTCTATGGCTGTACAATTTGTATACGGTTGTAATTCTTTTTCTTTATTTTTATAGGGAACACTTGTAGCCCATGCTTTATTATTAGGCAACAGATGTGAGTAATCACAAAAAGGTTCTTTTAAACTTTTCCCCAGTAAAAGAGATTTAAATCCTGTGCAATCAATAAAGAGATCAGCAGAATATTTATTATTTAAAGTTTTTATTCCTTCTTCATTTTTTTCAATACTATTAATATTTTCTAAAATATGTTTAACCCCTTTGGGCTTACAGTAATAGTCTCTAAGCCATTCTCCAAATTTACTCGCATCAAAATGATAAGCCACATCAGTTTTAAAATTAAAAAGAGGTAACTCTTGGTCCTCGTTTTTAAATAAAACATTATTATTAACTAAGGACAT